GACCTCCTTAGATTGATGCTGTTGGATACTTGTAAGCGTGCTCGTTGAAACGAACATACGCAACAACATAAGCATCTGTTAGCGATTGGTTAATGTTAGTAGCGAAGCCAGTGATTTGGAACTGACCAGTACCTGAACCTTCGATGGCGCCTAAATAAGCGTCTGAAAGACCTGTACGAGTTGAACCACCTGGAGCTGTGAAACCAGTCCAGTCAGCTTGCTCACCCACGGAAGTTTGAACTGAATCAGTACCAGCAGTACCTGGATTTGTGTATTGAGTTTCAAACAATGTTTCTGGATCATCGAACACGTAAGCAATGATTTCAGTAGCAGTACTACCACCAATCCAGTATGGAGAGATAGAAGGCTTGCCGGTTGAATCACGGTACTCAACGCCAGCCAAAGTACCAAGCAATGTTACGCCTGCCACTGTACCTGTACGAGAACCATCTGATGTACCCAATTGGATAACACCGTCGTTTGTTAACTTAACAGGATCATTTGAAAAAATGTTCGTTGCATAAGTCGATGTAATTGTATAAGCTTTCGGGCGAATCTGACCACTGTTGTGGAAAGAAGGGCGGAAGCCAAAAGGTGCGCTTGTTGAAGGCATCTTAATACTCCTTAGAAAAAATAAAGTTAGGTCAAGTCAAATTGAGCTCGACCAGCATTTTTCCTCAAGTCCTGCGTACCATCACCTTCAAACAAACGACTGCCAGTAGTTTCTGCATCGCGTTTAAGGAACTCGGAAGTGTCCGTCAACTTTTCTAGCTCACGCAAAGGGGCATCGTGGTGCGCCTCTTGCATGTACTTCTCATAAAGAGAAAGTGGTAGCTTGAATGCGAGCATTTCGTTAACCCCAATAAAGCCAATCCAATCACCTGTTTTAACAGATGTTGATTCCCAGCCAGGAATGTCTTCTGGCTTAATGGCTTCGTAACCCAACCGCATACGCATATTAATCGTATCTCGTGGGTTTGTAGTGGTCAACCAGCATACGTGGTATCCAGGTATTTTTGGTAGATCAGGAAGTGAAGATTGAAAGAACTGTTGCCGAAATATATCTAGACGGTCTGCATCCGAGATTTCACGGTTTTCCGTAACAGCACGATTTTCCATCGCGCGATCTCCACGACCATCGCCTACACTTTTCTTTAAACGTTCATCATTTGTATTTGTCATTACTTGCTCCATTCAGCAATTGATTAGAATTATGTTCTAATTTTTAAAAAAAGAAAACTACTTTTTAACTTTTATTAGCGCGGTCATATTCAGCGTATTTTTTAACATAACGCTGACGTAAGACTGGATCATCCCAAACACCTGCCTCTTGTAAGGCTGCCTTGCGTTCAGGGCTAATATAAATTTCTTTACGTGTTGATGTAGGCGCATGCTCACGGCCAGAACCTACAGCAGGGCCACCTGTTGGTTTACGTGCAGGTTTAAACTTTTCAGGCAAACGTCGTTTAACACGATCATGCAATTCATCCCAATACTCTTCTGAGCGAGGATCAAAACCTTCTTGTGCTAATTTATTATCAATTGCTAATACAATGGCTGAGTCCTCATCTTTACCAGATGGATCATACCAATTATGCTCTTCCATAAATTCTTTAGCATAATGCGCAACTTCACTATCAACTTGAGGTTGACGTGGTGCCTGCGCTTGTTGTGACTGCTGCTGCTTGTATTGCGTAAGCTGCTGCATTTTAGCCATTGCTTGGTCACGGTATTGCATAGCTTGAACAACATCTTCACCGTTACCTGCCTCAACTGCTTTAGCAATAATCTTTTGTGAGGTTTCAATTTCTTGAGTAACTTGCTGGATTTGCTGGTCAATTTGACTCAAGTTTGTTTGTTGGGTGTGTGTTTCAACAGCACCAATACGACGCTCTAGCTCATCGTTACGACTACGCAAAAAGTTAAGCTCAACTTTATCGCGGCCGATGGCCTTATCGCGGCGTTCTTTGCGTTCTTTTTTCTCTAGTCTACGGCGCTCGCGAATTGCTTCACGGTCGTCTTCACTAGTAGCATTGTCTTCTTCTTCAGAGGATTTTAATGAACTTTCTTCATCATCGTCATCATCATTAGAAGTAGCTTCTTTTGTAGGTTGCTCTTCAACAATTACGTATTCGGCATCCTTTAACTCATCATCCTCATCGTCCTCAATGAGGGCTTCAACTTCTTTTTCTTTTGCCATACCTAGCTCCTTTATCAGCTATAAGAAAGCACGAATTGCTAATGGGTCAACTGTTACTTTACCTATTAAATCCGTATCTTTAAAAATTACGAACATTGCGGTTGTGTCTTTATCAATGCGCACTTCCCAACGATCACCACCATACTTAGCAACTCGAACAAAGTCGCCCTTTTCACACCATGCGCCTTCTGGCCATAATTCCATAGAATTACGATTTTTAAAAGCTAAAGGCCCTACTGTTACTACTTTACCTACTTGTGTATTCCATTTTTCAGTTTCTGTAGTTTCAGCGTTTAATATAATACCACTTGCTGTTTTCAGTTTCGGCGCTCTAATTTGTACAAGCACGTAACTCCCAAAAGGTGTTATTCCTGGGTCTGCATTTGGAAACGCATCATCCAGCGTTTGATCAGACATCGTTATTATCCTCTTTAATTGTTGACAAGATTACTTCTATAGCACGCTCAATTCCAGCGTACATCCCCACCATGCGCCCGTATTCAAACGCATCATGTGAATTTGGTGTACGAAGCGCAGCTATTGCCAACTCTTGCTGCGCATTCGTTAATAAGTTTAAAACTTTATCTATTGTCATTACTTCGGAACTGATTGTGTTTTAACCGGTGTGCCTGGTAATGATTTACCGTCCAACTTAGCGCCCATTGCCAAGCGTTGGTGTTGGGATACGCCTTGTGAGTCTTTGCAATTGCATTTATCTGTTGTTGCCATTTTATTTCTCCTTATGGATTAGGGCTAATATTATTGCCTGTTGTCATTGCAATTTGCTCACCACTTAATATTTCTGCAGCGGCTAGCTCTTTTGCAGTAGTATTATCAGCTTCATTCATTTGTACGCGGGCAGCTAATTCAGCTTGCTTACGCATGTCTTCACGATCCTGACGTAATGTTTCAAGTAATATAGCAACTTGGTCTTCTTGCTGTTGCTTACGCTCTGCTATAGCATTTTTCTCTTGTTGCTCTTGCATTTCAACTTGTAATTTTTGTTGCGCTTGCGCAGCTACATTTTGATCATGTATTTGTGCCGCCTCTATTTTCATTTGATCTGATGATGCACGTTGCTGGATCATTTGTTTTTGCACTTCCACAGCAGCCATAGTTGGATCTTGTGGCTGTATTGGTTGCAATGCTTGTGCTTGCTCAAAGGCTTTAGCCATAATTTGTAAGAATTCTGGCGGAATAGCTTGCTCAATTGCTTGCTGAATTTCAACAGCTGCTTGTGCTTCAGCCATTGCGTCTTCCGTGCCTAGCATGCCATTTTCATTAGCAGCAGCTAAACCTTGTTTTGTCATTTTCATGTAATGCATTAATAAGTGATCTTTAATATGCGCCACAATTGCCGGCACAAACATTGATGCAATAGCGGGATTTTGACCAAACATAGGCGATTGTAAGAAAGCTAAATGCACACGCATGTGGGCAATATGCTCTTGATGTAACAGTGGCGCAATTGGTTTACCTACAGAAGCGGCAAAGTTTTCTTGTATTGGATCAATATCTTTAGGCTCGGGTTTTGGTATTAGTAGCTCATTACCACCCGGTATTTTCATTTGCTTAAGAAACATTTCCTCCACTTTGCGCACATCATACAATTGTGGCATTTGTGTTGCGCGCATTTGTACGGCTTGAATTTGCGCAAAGCGTTGTGTTTCACTAAATATATTAGGATCAGATACAGGAATAACATCCAATGGTCCGTCAAAGTCAGCAGGATCTACTACTTTTTCACCCAACTCATTTATTACCATTTCTTCAGTCAAATATGCTGAGTTTAGACGATGCATTACTTTTAGCACTTGTGCCATTGAGTTATGCAAGCGTGAATGGATAGATGAGAATACAACCATACCTTGTTCAATTAAGGCTAGCGTTGTACCTACGGGTTGATTAGGATTTTGATCAGTTAGCTTTTCAAATGTAGTTTGAACTACACCTTTGCCTGACTCAACAAGAAAGCCTAGTAATTGCATTAAAACAGGACTTGGCGGATTAAACGGCATAGGCATTGCAATTTTACGCACGTCATCAACGTTAATGCCGCCTTCTAATTCAATAACCTCAGTTGGCTGCGGATTGACGTTTTGGCCGCCAGGTCCGCCTTTAAGTTTAAGCAATGTTGGAATATTAGATATGTGCGCAGAGTCAAGTAAGGCACGCAGTGCACCAGTGGCAGCACCCGATAAACCGCCAATCATGTGTGTTAAGCCAATTGGATATGCACCGCGCCAAGGAACAAATGGGAATTCAACAATAGATACTAAAGCTTCTTGGAAACGCGTATCACGTGGATCCCAATTACGGTATACAGATAATGCTTCACCAGTTGATTTATCTACAGATATAACATAAGGTAAAAATTCATCACCTTCAAGATCTGCTGCCGTATATATTTCAAATATTGTACGTAAGCCGTCTTCATTATAAGAATTATCTTCACGGCCTTCAATTTTATCATTAGCTTTAGTGGCTTTTGAAAAATCTATATCCTCTACGGTACTAACATCAACTTGGCGATACATGCCTGCACGTACACGCTTTTCATACTCATATTTAGTAATATATTGTACGTGTGTTTTACGCTCAGCTGTATGAAAGTTAGATGCCGCAAAGGGTAAGTAAATATCATCAACAGGAATAAATTCAGATGTAATGCGATTAAGATCTTTGTTCCAATACATTTTCATGTATTGCACGCCACCTAAAGGTAGTTGCGTGGTTAACTGTTCTAGTTCTGAGCGAAATTCAGGCATTTGCTCAGTTAACTGCCAGTTCATGTACGTGGCTTTACGCTCAGATTTTTCAAGCTTTTTCTTATCTTGCGTGCCTATAATCTTACTGCGCACCGGGCCATTTGATGGAAATAATTCTTTCATAGCACGCGCTGAAAAGTCAACGCAGGCTTCTGTCATTAATGGATGCACAACCTTATTAGCACCTGTAAATTGTGCACCACCTGGCGCATCGTCACCTAAACCTGTACGACGAATGCCTTCTTCATATTGCTCATCACGTTTTTTACGCGCATCTTTATCGCGTTCAATTTTAGTAAGTAAGTCCTCTACTGTAGTGCGCAATGTTTTTTGATCAATGTCATCTACAATATTAGCAAAGTGTTCGGTTTGACTTTTATGGTCTTCTTCATTTTCAAGCGTAACCATAGCGCCGCCGTCATCCATATCCCGAATATCAGTAGCCTCATCATCTAATTCTACTACTTCACCTTGCTCTAAGTCGTTATCTTCAGCCATTTATAGTCCTTAACAATTCCAACGTTTTAGTGACGCCGCTTTACGTGTTGGGTTACCATTCTCATCTTTCATAGGTCCTGGCATACCTGACATACGTGCACAAAATGATTTACGTCTATTTGCGTCTTTTTCACTTTTTGGGTGCGGTGCCGGTGCTTTTAAATTGCCGCCAGTTTCGCGGTTATATTTAGCACGGCCTTTAGCTGTTAAACCAGCACCTTGTGACACAGGCAACTTTTCACCCCTGCCTACTGATAAAACCGGACCGCCTTTAGCAAACCCTTGGGCTAATGCATCAATTTTAGCGTAATTAAAGTCATTATGCGCTACTACGCCGCCCTCCGCATACTGATTTATTTGCTCAAAATTAAACTCAGGATGCACTTCACCACCTTCAGCAAAGTTTTTAGTATAGTTTACGCCGGTGTAATAGGGCGATACATTTACCCCTACGGAAGAATTATCTTTCATATTACGGCGATAGCCAGACCAGCCTTTAGACATTGGTTGGCGTGCAACACCATATTCAATGCCATCGTCTGTTGCGTACCTGGCACGTAGCTCAGTAATGTTGTCACGCTTAATTTTATGCTTTGGTTGCGTTACGGTGTAGCCATCATCAAAGGTATAGCTGCGCTCAGGCAGTTTAATTATCTCGCCTTGCTTGGTAACACCAAAGCCGTATTTGTTTAGGATGTCAATGTCGGTGCTAAAATTGTATTTAGTGCCCGACATGTTTTTGCTATCGGATGTTTTGTAGTCACCTGTTGCGCTAACGTTTAAGCCGCCTTCATCCATGTGCACCGCTCCGCCTTCTGCTTTTTTAGTAAAATTACGTAAATAAGCTTCGTATGATGGCTCGCGATCTATTGCTATGTCTATTACTTCCATAGCATTAGGCACATATCCTTCAGCTGTAATTAAACCATTACCGCCCTCAAGCACGCCCTCTTTAGGTAATAAGTATACGCGGTCGCCTGCCTTATTGCCAAAACGCTTATCTATTATATTCATTGCCGGACCGCCGCGATCAACTGGCAGCGCATTAACATTTACACCTTTGTTAAATCCAGATGTTAAAATTGCTTGTTTTGCTGCATCGCGGGCTTCGGCTTCTTTGTTTCTAATGTCTTTGTGTTGTGCTATAAATTTTTTATAAAATTCAGCTTCACTTAATGGCTCAGTAATATATTTTTTAGCCAATTCTACTGCTGACTTACCTAAGCCGCCTTTGCTCATATAAACCGGCCCGCCTTCTGCCATATTTTCTGTAGGCGTGTCTTGTGATTTCATAAAATCTTGAAATTCTTTTTTACTAAAATATGGTGAGGTGCTTTCTGGACGGCTTAAAATAAAGTCATTAATATCCTCAGGTGTTACACCTAATTCTTGTGCTACGCTTCTATATTCTAATGCTGGGCGCATACCAGATTCCGCCCTACCTATTAGTCCTGCGTTATCAAGATCTCTAACACTAGCCCATTTATTACTTTGCACAAAGTCTTGTATTATTGGTTCTAATTCATTGCGATAATTAGGATTGCGTTTTAAGTATTCACGTGACCTAGAACCAGTCCATGAGTTTTCAGCGGGTTTTATTTGCTGAATTGAGCGATTTACAATTTCAGGATATTCTTGTCTAACTTTTTCTACTTGATCATCAGGTACATAAGGTATAGTTTCATCTATTTGAAATTGCACATGCGGACGCCCTTCACTATCAAATAGCGTATGCAGTTTGCTTCTACCACTGCCATAATTTCTTGCAGCATGCGCATGTTGTGTGCACCAACCACCTTGACAGCCAATATTATTTACTATTGCCATGGCTTCATCTGAAGTAGTAGGATCCGGCAACTCGGCTATATAATGCCCTGATGGGTATTCTTTAATTTTAGGTAATTTTAAGTTAGGCGCATAGCCTTTAAGCTCAGCTTCACCTGCCTCTGCAGCTGCTGCGCGATTAGCATCATGGGTTATGCGCACAGCTTTTTCCATGCTTAAATTACGCAATTGCTCTGCCGTTAGCTCATC